AACTCCCACACGCCTTTCGGGTCTAGCACGATCTTGCTGGACACTCTCGCGTACTCGATCCAGTCGGGTGTCGACGCGGTGTCCAGCTCAATATCGAGCGTCGCGAACCCGGTCTCGTTGTAGGCGAACAGCGTTCCGAGCGAGAACGAGAGGCCCGCTCCGACGCTGAAGCTCCTCCTGTCCAGCACTTCGGGCTTGTAGTAGACGAGCTGGTAGATCGCCTCGTAGCTCGCCGAAGCAGCGCCGTAAACAGGAAGTCCGTCGTCCGTCACGACAGATCCAGTCGTCTCGTCGTAGACGAGACCGACGGTGACGCGCTCGAAGAAGCGCCTTCCGTTCAGTGTCGTCTCGCGCATGAACAGCGATCTTTCGGTGTCGATGATCACGTTCGTCGCGTTCGGGTACTTCAGTTGCGCGCTCGCGCTGCCAGAAAAGGTGACGCCCTCGCCGTAGACGATCTGCGGTAGGTACTCGCCAGCACTGGCTGTGCCGACCGACGATATGTATTCCATCGGGAAGTTCAGGTAGAGTTCAGGAACGACGAAGAAGCATCGCGCGACCAGTTCGCCGCGAAAGTTGAATCGCTTCGTCATCTGCTCAAGAACGATGCGACCTCCGTCCGACCGCTCCTCACCGAATCTGACGGACAGCGACGCGAGAGCGGTATTGATCACGTCACGATTCCACCAAGAACATCAGCGAGCGCGCCTGAGAGCCGAACGCTGTCGCTCCAGCCGGCACCACGCGCTTCTCCAAGATCGGCAGCGATGGCGGCACGGTGGTGATGACCAGCGTGTTGCCGGTGGCCCACGTCCCGCCCCAACAGGTCGGCGGGACCGAGAAGTAGCTCGCGCCCTTGCTCACGTTCGTCGGCGCGTAGGTCGCGTCCGTGGTGCCGCCAGCCAGAGTGATGCCGGCGTCGGAGGCCACGGTGAACGCCGTCGCGCTGGTGAATGTGAAGGTCAAAACCTGGTAGATCGAGCCGATGTTGCCGACGGTCATGTTTGCTTCGGCGAAGGTTCCGGCCACGCTGGTGACGGTCTTCCCGGTCGTGGTGCCGGCAAGCCCGGTGGTAACGATCAGCGACGAGACGTATGTGTTCGTGCTGCTGTAGTCGTTCGCCAGAGTGCCCGAGATGGTGATCGTCACCACGTCGCCTGCCACAGACGGCGTGCCGGAGACGGTGTGGATCTCGGCCGTGCCGCCAGCGCCGAGAGAGGTCTCGTTGCTGATGCGGATGGTGTCTCCGTTTCTGAAGATGATGACGGCCCCGTCTTCGACCAGAACATCGAACTGGTTCGATCCGGCCACCTCGCTCGCGTTGAGCTTGCCGCACCCGTACAGGTTCGGACTGCCGAACGCCGACTGGATGTTGGTCTGCGTGCCGAGCGCGAGATACAGCTCGTCGTCTCCTGGTGTCGGACGCCATAGGCCGACCCGCAGAACCGAAGCGGTCTCGTTGGCCGCGTTGTCAACCCGGACGAAACCCTTGCGCCACTGGGTAACGCCGGCCGACAGGGCCGATTCCGGCACGTTGGGCCAGAACGAGTTGCTGGAGCCGGACACCACCTCGTTCGCCGAGATGCGCCCGCCGTTGCTGCCGGTGTCGTTCACCACCGCCGATGCGTAATAGACCAGTTCGCTGCCGACAATCGCCATATCATGCCACCTGAATGAGAAAAATGGAGCCGGTGTAGTGGGTCCGGCGCGGGTCGACGGGAGAGAGCCGGAGCGGTCCCGCGTCGCGCCTGAAGCGCACCGTCGCCGTGAAGGAATCGTAGACCAGAGCCAGGTCTTGCCTGGTCTCGGCCAGAGCGACCAGAGCGTCCACCGTCGCCGACGAGAGCCAGCACCAAGGCAGCTCGGCCTCCAGCGTGATCGGTCGTCCGCCGCGCTCGTTCTCCATGACGACCGGGTTGCCGGCCAGCGCGTAGCGGATGGACTGTCCGACGGGCTGCCAGTCGAGCCGGTCCACCCACTCGATCTGAGACTCGTCGCGCGACGTGAACTGCACGGAACCGAGACTTCTCATAGCGCTCTCCCGACGCCGGTCAGCAGGTTCGCCAGCGCTTCGGCCTGATCGCGACTGCCGGACAGACGGATCGGCGCCCTGCCGGCCACGTTGATCACGATTGGCTGAGACTCGACCATGCCGCCGCTCGCGAAGCGCGGCACGCCAATCGATCCCGCGTCGAAGCGCGACATGCCCGCCGCCGCGATGCCAGACCGGTTGAGCGACGACAGAAATCCGAGGCCGAGCGAGCGCACCGCCTCCTTGCGCATCACGAACTCTCCGGGTTCGAGCAGCGCCCTGACCCGGTCGCCGCCGCCGTATCCGGGTATCGGCCCGCCCAACCGGAATCCGCTTGACGGGTCGCCGAGCGACGCGCTGGTGGTCGATCCGTCTTTATAGACCCGGTTGACGTACTGGATCGCGTCCGGCAGCTTTGTGATCGGCTCCTCGTAGTCGCGGAACACGCTCTGCTTGGCCGGATCGACTTTCGTCGGAACAGTGGCAGGAGAGATCGCGTCGAACTGCTTCTGCACGTCGCTGACGACGCTCTTCACCTCGTCTGCTGGAACGCTCTGGATTCCTGCCTTGATTTCCTTTCGATCCAAAACTGACCTGATGTCTTCGACCGCTTTCTTATGTCTCTCGATGATGCCGACTTGCGCCTCGTAAATCTGCTTGAGCTTGTTGGCGTCTCCGGCCTCTTTCGCTTTCGCGGAAGCGTAGTCGAGCTGAGCCTTGGCTTGGTCCTTCAGCGCGTCGAGCGTTCCCTGGTCGGCCTTGCCTCCACGGTCGGCCTCTTTGTTGTACCGCTCGACCGCTTCGATGGCGGCGTTCCACGCATTTCTCAGCGACTCGCTCTTGGCGGATTGCTCGAAGAACTTGCCGGCCTCTTCCGTTATGAGCCCCTGCTGTACCCATCGCTTGTACTGCTCGTTGTTGACTCCGACGAGCGAGTCTTTGTAGGATTGAGTCAACCTGATAAGATCGGTCTCGGCGGTCGCTTGCTGCTTCGTGATCTTGAGCGTGCCGGTCTTGGCTCTCGTCTCGGATTCGAGATTGTTGATGTACTCTTTGTGGAACAGCGCTCTCGTCTGCTCTCTTTTCGTCGCCTCGTCAATCAGGATATTCTGTCTTTCGAGTTCCTTGTTGGATTCGAGGTTGCTAAATGCATCGGAAAGACCTTTCCCTATACCCTGAAACGATGAAGTGAGATTTTCTTTGGTGTTCGCAGCCAACCGACCGAGAACTCCCTGCAATCTGTTTAACTCTTCTTGCTCTTTCTTGTATCCGCTGATGGCCGCTTGCTTTCTTTCTTCCGAAGCTCTTACGGACTCTTTGTATTTCGCGTCAAGACCGTCGATCTCGTTAAAAAGATTGTTTAGCTCTTCTGCTGTTCCGAAAAGTTGCGTCCATCTCACGTTGACTTTTGAGCGAGTGAGCGAGTTTTGCAGCTCTTGAGTTTTGAGCGACACGAACTCAACGATCTCGACATACGCGAGCTTTATTCTCTCTCCGACGGTGATGAACCACTGAGCCACCGTTTCTGACAGAGGGCCGAAACTGTTTATGGAATCTACGGCGGCTCCGACAAGAGTTCCAAACACTTGCGCAGAGGCTTGTGCGGCAGCGAAAAATCCGACCGTTATCTTTGAGAAATCGATGTTCGCTATCGCGTCTTCTATCGGGCGCAGACCTTCTCTGGCCTCGCCTTCGAGCAGGCTGAAAACTGATCTGAAGTTTCTGACAAGTCCTGTCGGGCTGAACTCGACATTTCCGAACGATTCTCCGATATTGATATTTCTCGATTTCAGGTCTTCTTCTATCGCACCGATCTCGTCTCTTATCGTCTTGAACGTCGCCTTTACGTCGACGACGACGCCGTTCAGGTTGCTTCTGAGATATACGAGAAATGATCCGGTACGGTCTATCGAATCTCCGAACTGATCCCAAACGCCGGTATCTCCGATCTCCTTTGACAAAAGCAAGAACTGGTTTCTGACGAGCGCGAGCTTCTGGTCGATGGTGAAGTCTTTCTGATCGATGATCGGGTACGCGCGGTTCCACTCCTTCGTGACCAGAACGATGGTCCGGCGCAGCTCGTCGCCAGAGATGACGCCCTGCTCCATGAACTTGAACAGTTGCAGCGGAGTGATGTCGAGCGCGCGCGCGAAGTCCTGCACGGCGGTCGGAAGCGCCTCTCCCAACTGCTGTCTCAGCTCTTCGGCGAAGAGCTGGTCTTTCGACAAGATCTGCGTGAGCGCCCTGAACCCGCGCTGGAACCGGACTGAGTCTGCTCCAGTCACGCTCAGCGCGTTGCCGAGCGCCTCGAACGCGGCCTGTGTCTTCTGTCCTTCGAAGTCGGTGTCGCGTGTCGCTGCGTTCAGCTCCAGGAAGGCGAGAGACACCTCTCTGATCGGGATGCCGAGTTTGTTCGCAGATCCGGCCAGACGCTCGAAATAGGCGTCCTGGTTGCCGGCGCTGATCGCTTTCAGGCCGCGAACCAGCTTGTCGATCTCTCGGTTTGCCTCGATGAACTGATCGACGATGTTGAGACCGGCGGCCGCTCCGGCGAGTTGAGCGAAGGCGCTCTTGAGACCGTTGACGCTCGCGGTCGAGTTTCCGGTGCTGACGAGCAACCGGATGATCATGCTAAGCGAGCCAGCGGCCATCGCGATTACCTCGTCGCTTTCGCGTATGCTTTACGGAAGGAATCCATCTCTTCAAAGGATGACAGGAAGATGGCCCAAGGATACGTCCAGGCCGACGAATGCCCGGCCCTGACGAGTTCTGAAACGCTCAGTTCGAGGCTTTTTGCGGTGAGTTTTGCTCGATTCGCTTCTGTACCTCTTTGAGTCTTTGGAGGTACTCGCAGAAAAAAACCGAGTTCAACTCTTTCACGACGGCCGCGATCTTTTTGAGCGCGGAAGGTGTCAGCTCCTCGACATCGGCAGGCTTCATGTCGGTGAAGCGGTAGATGTCGTTCACGCCGATCTCGTCGAACGACATCAGTCCGGTCAGCGCGTCGAACTCTCGATTCTCGATGTCTTGTGGCTCGCTGAGCCACGCTCTCACCTCGGCGACCGTCAACTCCCTGACCGTGATTTTCTTGTCGCCGAACTCCAGCTCTCGTGTAATGGACAGCATTTTAGGAAATGACCTCAAGATAGAACGGATATGTCTCTCCGTCGGGAACCTTCAGGGTGCCGGACAGGGTGAACTCCAGGAACTCGCCGTCGGCAGAGATCAGGCTGAAGTCGCCTTCTGGAGACAGCTCGACAGAGTCGGCCGTCAGGCGGATCAGTTCGCCGCTGTCCAGGTTTTCGCCGACGAACAGCATCTTGCAGTTCAGCGATGACTGGGCGCGCGCGCTGATTGTGTAGCCAGAGTACGAGGCGTAGGTGTAATCGACGTTCAGCGGCCTGCCAACTTCGACGGACGTCGCTCCGCTGCGGATCTCGATCAGGCCATTGTCGGCGTCAACGCCGTAGTCGACGGTTGACGACTTCACGATCAGGCCCACGTTGGTCCACGTCACGGTGCCGTCGGTGGTGGTGCCGCCGATGGTTGTGCCCCAGGTCGGCTGAGTGCCGCCGGTGGTGCCAGCCGTGGTGCACTTGTAGTAGTACGTGTTCGCGACCGTCGGCTTGATGTACGCGCCGAGCGCTTTGGTGGTGTTCAACACCCAGGTGCCGGCGTCGTCTGCGTCCTTCGACGAGACGGTGACAGCCGAGACGTGCCTCTTGGTCAGCGGTAGGAAGGTGCCGAGCGCGAGAGGAGTGACCGCCTCATCGGTGATCGTGCTGCCGGTGACGCTCACGCCGGTGTCGGTGCCGAGCAGCATCGCCGTAAGATTCTTCCTGTTCGGAACGTTCAGTGCGATGGATATCGTGTCGTCGCCTGGAGTCGTGGCCGACCCGATCACCGCGCCGTAGTTCGCCGGAGCCGTCGACTTTAGAGTTGTCGTGTCGGAGCCAGAGCTGCCGATGGTGAACGAGGCGATGTTCGCCATGTCCAGGTAGCCGCCATACGAACCACCGCTGAGAGTGGAGAGATAAACCTTTCCTGCACCGCGCAAACCGGCCATGAAACTTACTCCGAAGTGAAAACGAATTGAATCCCGAGCTTGATGCGTCCGGCGAGAGCGCCGCCCGCGTAGGCCTCGGGTTCCGGTATTTCGATGAGATGTATGGGTCCACCGACGCCGATCACGTCTCGCATCAGCACGTTCAGCACGCGCGCTTGCCACGTCCCGAGTTCCGCGAGCAGCGGAGATGTCACGCGCTGGTCGCTTGAGTCGCGCAAGATGATTGCGACCGTCCACTCCTGAAACATGTTCCAGCTCTGGATCACACGACCGCTGCCGATGGTCTGCTTGACAGTCGTTTCGCCGGCCACCAAGCTCACCTGCGGGCTGCCCTGGATGCTGATCGACTTGAGGCTCGCGAACGCTTCGACCGGAGTTTCCAGGCCGAGCGTTTCGAGCGCCAGCAACAGCTTGTCGAGATGCGGGTAGATCGTGTCGCTCACCAGACGAGCCTCGTGAACACGGCGTCTGGAGTCGAGTGCGCGAGATGCGTCGGGCTCTCTATCTCGTCGGCCGGTGGCAGCACGTCGATCAGCCCCCTCGCGACATCTCGAAGCCAATCGATGGCCTGCTCGTACCGTGCGACGACCAGATCGGTCGGCTGGTCCTGGTAGTAGCGATACCGCGCGATGTCGCAGGCGATCCCGACGAGGTTGCGGTTCGCGACGGCCAGAGGAAGCGAGTACCGACCGCGAAGGTAGCCGTCGATCATGTCGTCCGCGAACGAGAGACCGTCTTCGACGACGCCGTCGTCCGACACGCCGTCGCGGTCTCTGTCCGTCACCGACTCGATTTCCCGCTCGCCGAAGTTGGCGAGCAGGTCGTCGTAGGTCGCGTAGCCCATCAGTCAGTCGTGATCGAGATCACGGCGGTCGGGCGAGTGCAGACCATCACGCAGTTGGTCTGGATCTCCAGATACCAGCGGCGGTTGTCGGAACTCGGGATGGCTTGCGGCCAGTATGGGGTGCCCAATGCGCCGGCCCCGACGGTGTCCAGCGTGTCGGCCGGAGCGAACGCCTGAATCCACATCTGCGGCACGCCGACCGGGAAGGCGCGAATGTGCCCGGACGTCAGGTTGACGGTGCCGGTGCCGCGATAGCGCTCGAAGGTCACGCCGCCGAAGTTCACCATCTCGCGCGGGTCGCCGCGCAAGCTGTTGGCGTTCTGCCAGTTCAGCCAGGTGGCCTTGATCGCGGCGTTCTCGATCAGCTTCGCCCAGATGGCGTCCTCGCACAGCGCCCAGATGCCGGAGTGCGGGATGCCGTCCAGAGCAGACTCGATGGGCTTAATGATCTTGGTGAAGATCTCGGCTCGCGTCTTGGTCGCGTCGGTGTTGAACGCGATCTGCTGCGACGCGGGCATGGTTCCGAAGGCGTTGGTCGGAGTGACAAACTGAGCCATGCGGAGCGACTCGTGGGTCAGATCGATGTCGCGGCGCATCCGCGACATCAGCATGTCGCGGCGCTGCTGGATGATCTCGGCACCGCCGTTGGCCCCGTAGGCGCGGGCGTTCAAGACCTCGTCGGCGTAGACGTTGCCGTCGGCGCGATAGTGCGAGGTGTTGAATGTTAAGACGTTGCGGCGCTCAAGGGTTTCGACCTTCGACGGGGTGCCGCGCGGGACGCCGGCCAGGATCGACGCGCCGTTGGTCGGCTGGTCTTCCAAGGCCAGCGTGGTGCTGGTCAGCGGCATCGACTCGAAGTACTCGGACAGGCGACCGGGGATGTAGGGAGCCTTGGCGATGCTCGCCATGAGCTGCTCGCGGGTGAAGTAATCGCGATAGATGTCCAACATGACTTAACTCCGCACCACGATGGTGGAATTGGCGGCCAACTGTTTCGCGGCGGCGATCTTCTGCGCTGCGGAGACGTTCGCTTTCCAGGTCAGCTTGTCGAGTTTCACCTCGGCTAAGCGAGCGACGGCGTTCGCCGACACGGCGACTGAAGCGGCGGCGGCGGGCTGGACCAGCACGGCCACCGGTTCCTGGGTGCCGTCGACGGCGGTCGGGTCGTAGGCGTAGTACCGGCCGGTCACGTTCGCCTGGTTGGCGACGACGATATTGAAGTAGTCGCCGAGCGTCATGGTCCCGCCGTTCGCCAGCGTGAAGTTGACGTGATCGGACGCGAATGCGGTGGCGACGTTTCCGGTGCCGACAAGACCGTTCGGACCCTGCACCTCGAACAGCGCGGTGGCCGACGTGGCGGTCAGCTTGACGCGATAGGTGCCGAGCTTGGCGTACTTGCCGAGCGACACGCCTGACACGGTGCCGGTGCCGGTGCCGACCAGAACCGGGGTTCCAGCCGCGCTAACGACCACGGTGTAGGCGTCGCCGAGCGTCATGGTCCCGCCGTTCG